GCCATCACTTATCTCGGGGTCAGCGATGGTAGGGTTAGTTTTCCGAGAATTTGTAGGCATAACTTAAACTCCTTTGTTTGAATTAGTCAATACGAGGGTCGCCCGTCTTGTTCATAGCCGATTCGCCTTCGTCGATAACAGTCACCGTCTCATAACCGGTGCCGTCTGCCTTAGGCATAGACACACCAGACATAGTAGCAGGAAGCGTAACAACTTCTGCAGAAGCAGTACCTGCAAGTCCCTTAATATAAAACTTACTGTCAGTGTGCTTTACAACCTGATCGTCAGTGAATCTGATAGGCGTACCCGTATTAAGACTGGACTTCAGCACATATGCCGAAGTAGGCGTAGTACCAATAACCTTGGGAGTCTTACCATCGGCGGCGATGCGTCCATTGACGGGTTTTACAAGCGACGTCATTTTTACCGAGTTGACCTGCGTAGTGGTACCTCGTACGTAATATACGACAGCACCGCCACTTACAGTCTGAACAACCTGCTCAGGATAGTAGAAGTTGCCCTGTGCGTCTACATAGCCATAAGAGTAGTCGGTAAACTGATTCCTCATATCCGGTCTCGCATTCAGGTTAATCTTGTACTGGGTAGGGCACGAAACATACGCTACAACAGCATCAGGATTGGCTACTTTGTAACCAAGAGAATCAATCTTCCAACCGATACTCTGACGCTGGTTGAGAGGGTCTTCCGTACCTGCCGAACCAAGTTCCTTCTTAATGAACTGAGGAGCGGTATGTCCTTCGACACCTACTCTAAAGAGACACTCTTCGCCAAGGACGTAGGAGTAGTGTGCGTTCAGCACGTCAGTCGAAGCAGCAGCCATAGTGAAGTGGGTTCCCGCGTCCGTAGTTTCCGTAGGCACAAATGTAGCGCTAAACGTGATTTTAATATCACCAGCCTCCGACGTGTAATTACCGGAAGCAAGAACGTGCTCCGTAAGAGGCTTAACCAGTGCGTAGTTAGCAGTACCGTCGTGGTACATATAACGTGTTACACCGTCTGCATCGACGTATGTATTATCCGACTTAATCGTCTTCGCCTTCTTAAACGCAAGCGAAAAGAGGTCGATAACCATATCGTTCGAGTATGCTCTACCCGAATTCTCGTACTTCATAAACTCCTTTACACGCTTATCTGTGACAAGGTCAAAGATAACTGCCGAAGAAGCAAGTACAAGGAAGTTTGCGCCCTGATAGGGACGGACCTTTGCAGATTCCATCGAAAGTACGATTTTACGGAATTCGTCAATCGTGGGGGCGCAGTCGGGATGCAGGTATTTGATATGAGTAACATCGCCGCCTGCTACAGGGGTAAGAATGTCACCGTCATTTGCCGAACGGGTTTTACGGCAAGCGTAAAACATCTGACATTCTGCCAGAAGTGCCTGCTGTGCGAGAAGGTCCTTCGTCTCGGGAACCTTCAACGAAAGCTGTCTGGTGTATTCCGAAATCAGCGGGTCAACTACAGCCCAGTTTACCTTATCCGTAAACTTCATTACACGACCGTAAGAGTTCGTAGTTGCCTTAATAGCAACCATACGACCCTGATCGGAAGCAGGCGGAATACCTTCCACCAGAGGCTGAGTGTGAGCGGCAAGGGAGAGCATACGCTTGAATACGATTTCGTTCGAACCGTTATTGGACGGCATATTGCGTTCCACAGCAAGACCGTCAAATACGTAATCGGATTCCGCCAGCTCGATAGTCTTCAGCATAATCTTACTGTAGACTGCCGCAGGCTGCATTACATTTGCTCCCTGCAGAGGGGACTGGGGAGCAGGGTTGCGGTACACAGACGTATTGTTGATGAGAGTCAAATCGTCCATTTGTTTTTAATTCCTCCTATAGAATTTTTATTTTGAATGCCTGCCGTAAGCGTTAGGCATAGCATTCTTCAGGAACGCTTCAACATACGCGTCCTCAATTTTGGATGCCGATGCTCGGGGGGTTTCTGTAGCAGTCGCACCGCCATAAATCTGGGGAGCTGCTGCACCGGCAATACGCTGCGAACGAATAGCGTACTGCTCAGGGTAAACTGCTCGGAACACTGCTTCGACATCAGAAACCTGAGTCAGGTTGATGCCCATAGCAAGCGCCTGATTTCCAAACGTCACGAGGTCTGCTTCAGAAAGTCCAAACTTTTCCCCAAACGACGACATCTTATTGATAAAGGCAGACTCTTCCGATTTGTACTGCTGAGTCTGCAAATACTGCTCGATGTTCTGCAGACGCTGTACAAGGGCGCCGTTTACCTGATTCTGCTGACGAGAACCCTGCATTGCTGCAACGATTCTTTCCAACGGAACACCTCTATCTACGAGCTGCTTAATTGCAGCCGCCTGCTGAGGCGTGTATGCAGAACGGGGCTGCCCCTGCGGTACGGAAGGCTGTGCGGGACGCGCGGGATTCTGCTGATTCTGCATATGCTGCATACGAGCAATAATCTGTGCGACCTGTTCACTTGTAAACGTAGGAGCGTTCGGCTGCTGGGTCTGAGGGTCAGATGCCTGTGTAGTTCCTGCAGGAACTGCAGGCTGTGCCGTGGGTGTAGCCGGTTCGATCGGCTGCTGCTGCTGCTGAAGCATTGCGGGCATATCGTCGTTCAGACCAAAATCCGAAGCGTTAGGTGTGGACATAAGCTGTTCAAGCCCCTCCACATCGTCCAAAGACGGAATTCCCGAGAAAATGTTTTCGTCCATAATTATACTCCTTTTTCTTATAGTATACAACACTTGACACGTTTTGTCAAATGGTTTTTAAAAAATTTATTAAAATTTTTTTTAACTTAGGAAGACATAGGCTGTCCGGGATTGACATTTGTTGCAGGAAGCTGTCCCATAGCCGACATTTCAATCTGTTTAGCAATCTCCTGAAGAGCCATTTCAGGCGGCATACCGCCTTGCGTAAGAGTACCTACGGCGGTCAGCACTGCCATATACTCTTCTACTTTCATATTTCCCATCTGTGCGCGCATACGGTCAATCAAAACATTCTGTTGGGACTTAGGAATGTTCAGCCAACCGACCAGTTCTTCGGGAGTAATCAGGTCAGGATACCCCTTTTCCTTCGGGTTATACTTCATCTGAATCTCGAATAGTTTCTGTGCGGCTTCCTCATAACTTGCGTTAGACCTCGGTGCAGAATTAGACACTGTAATTTCAATATCTTCTCTACCGATAAGTTGGGCGGGGTCGAACGTCATTTCTTGTCCAGCAACGTTACGGCGAACGTCTACGTCCTGAGCAAAAAAGTTTTCTTGTTTACCGTGCACCATATAGAACTGTACAATAAGCTCCAGTTCTTTACGAATAAAGTGGTCAATCGCTTTTATACGCGTATTGTCACGCATAGTAGCACGGTCGATTGCTTGTGTGACACCACCTGTAGTCTGAATAGAGCCGTAAGACCGTCCCAGATAAGCAGCGTCTACACCTGAAATTTCCTGAATCATCGTAATGAGATAGCTACGAAATTCATTCAAATTCTTTGGAAGTTCAGGACGTGTAGCAAATGCCTGCACCAATTTGGGGTCGCAATTTACAGTAAACGCTGCATCAGGATTATCTCTCTTACGTTGATATTCTGCAACATTTAGACCTGAAATAGCACTAATAAACTCCGTAGGGTTCTGATTCTTAAAGTACGCTGTAGCTTCGGTACTATCGAGCTGGTTCAGAGTCAAAACCAGAGAAAGAACCTTATAACACTTGGAGATACCCCAGAAGTTGCTGGGAATCTTTTCGTCATACAGCGGCACAAAGGGAATGCACGCAGGCTGAATATCCTTCGATACGTCGAGAATATCTCTGCCCGCCATATAGATAATGTCTACAGAGGGCGTAAGCTGTGGAACCTTTGTAACAGGGTGCACTTTTACACGAAGAACACGTCTGTAACAGGTCAAAAACGTAACAATATCTTTTCCGGACTGCTTTGCCTTATCTAAAATGTAATTAGGGTTCAGATTACCGTACGTATCGTTTGCGCTTTCAATAGTAGCAAGTGCCTGCTGGAATCTGGGAATAGAACGTAAAAAGTCTTTGGACTTACGTTCTGCAAAATACATATACCGCATTTCCTCTACACACGCTGCCCCGGGGTCGGGGAAGATGTTTGTAGGGTGATATGCTTTTGCTTGAATCTGAGCACGGAGTCGGAGATTAAACTGAGATGTAACGTCCGAGGCATCAATAATATTATTGTTCCAACCGAACAGTACGCCAGACGTACCGTGCAAATAAGCGTAGTCTGCAGCCTCGTTATTTACATCATCCATACACGCCATATTCCATTTCATCTGAAAGAATCTATTGGCAGTGTCTGCGAGGTTACGCGCTTCTACAGAAAGCGGTCTAAAATCTCCTGCGTAAGCATTCGGCATAATAGAAGCTTTTGTAGCTTCTTTAATAATCGTAATCGGGTTATTTACAGGAGTCTGTACGTAGTGCGGAATCCGTCGGTTAAAGACCTTCCAAATATCTGAGTGGTCTGCAGCATCCAGAATTTTAAAGGTCTTTTCCTGCTCTGTCTTGAACGCCATTGCCGTTTCGAAGTCGCTGACAAGGTCGTTAGCATCGTATTCGGTAATACCGTAGCGGTCGAGAATGTCCTGAGACTGCATACGTTCAGTACTGTCTGCTATAATTCGGCTATAGTTTTTCGAGTCCATACTAATCCTCCGTCAGTATTAAGTTTTAGGCAAAAAATCTTCTGCAAGAACGTCTGCAAACAACGCATCTACCTGAAGATTTCCAAACGTAAGCTGAGCAAAAGGTTCAGGCTCGTTTGCCATATTCGACAAATCTTCATTCACCTTGGCGGCGATCTGAAGGTTCTTTCTCTGAAGTGCCTGAATTTCTCGTTCTTCTTTTTCCGTCACAGGAATGAGATGTAGGCACTTTGCAATTTTTGTGTTAAGGGTGAGCAGCTTATCGACTTTCTTATCCAACTTAGATAGAAGTGTAATTAGCTCAGTGTTTTCAACATTATCCATCAACAAACTCCTTATCCAAAATTGTCCATAAAGCTGGACACGTAGTCTGACGGCATCCAGTCATCAGAAGCCAACGGATTGTAAGGTTTTGACATAGAAGCCATCGTTCTTGTCCAAATTTCACCGAAATCTTCAGGAGCTTCGGGAAACTGTGGAAAGGGGGCTAACATATATCTCAACGCATCAGGGAGGTGGTTGTGTTTATCTACAGGATTTTCGCCCTGATTTTTGTCGTCACCGACTTTGCGCTCGGGATATTTGTATTTCGAGAGGGATTCTTTCAGTTTACGGCAAGTGTCAAATATTTTCAACCTGCCGTTTTGAGCATAGTTCGCAACCTTCTGAATTGTAGGTGCGATAGACGAGGCTTCGCAATCTTTAGCTGGTACAAATACAATTCCCTTTTCACGATAAGCGTCAATCCACGACTGCCCAGACACTTGGTCTCGGTTACGTCCTCTCGGGTCGCATTGGTGCGGAAAAGCTAAAAGAGATTCCGGGAAGTCGTGCGCTTTACGAATTTTGTCCACCATATAGTCGAGGACCTTATCGTCTAACGGTTCCTCGATTTCATTGTACACGTAAATCACCTTTGCGATAGGGTCCAACGCAGCTACAAGATGTGCAGTAGGGTCTCTACGACCGAAATCTGTTCCGGTAATTCTACGCCAATGTTTCGGAATCGCAAAAGGAGTGATAAACCAGTCCTGATGGCTGGGATACACCAGACCTTCCGTATACTTGAACGAACCTTTTAAGTATCTATTAACCCACCAATCTTCTTTATCTCTTGCGAGATTTACCTCGTAATCTGGTGGTAAATAGCTATTTGCCGACGTAGCCGAGATGTGTGTGACTTTGGCGGGGTCTCGATTTTCCTTTGGCACGTTATAACGGTCTTTTACCTCACCGTGATAGTGTATCTCACTACTCTTCATTAGGAAATTCGTATTTAACCAGCCTACGTCAGGGTTGCTGGAGAGCAGTACTTTCAGCCTGTTCTTTCCTTTAAAGAAACCCACTTTGTTACGCACACGGGCTAAGAGATACGCAAAGATTTCGTAATCTACTTCTGAAGCTTCTTCAATCCAAATAATCGAGAGGTTTGCAGAACGTATTTTACCTTCTTTGTCAAATGCCTTAGCTGAGATACGCGAACCGTTCACCAAGTCTATGTACCAAGACACCTTATCCTGATGTGAATTGGCTACCAGCTTTTCAGGCAGATTGTCTGTAACAAATTTTAGACAAGTATCGGCAACCTGACCCCAAGTTTTTGCACCTATAAGCCCTGCAGAGTTTGGAATCTGCAAAACCGTAGCTAAGAACTCCATACCGCAGGTATATGTCTTAGCACTGCCGAACCCTCCTGCGTAGAGTTTTTGCATATGCTCATCTCTGTGAAACGCTTCTTGATGCGGCATAGGCTTATATGTACAAATATACGCATTGCAGTTTGGACAGTATACGAAAAATTCACACACCTTTCCTGAGAAAGAGATTACTTCTTCGAGCTGTGCAAACCTGCAATGCGGGCAGGTCTCCCCCGCTTCTACTTTATACACTGGGGAAGACCTACCAAAGGCTTTGAAGTGTTTTACACTTTCCGTAACTTTTGAAGATTTTACAGATGTCACGCTTTTACTTAATGCAGACACCAAATCTTCTGCTGCTTCTTTAGAGACACTATAATCTTCGGGGTGTTCCGTATTAGGAAATTCCGATTCGCAACTTTCAGATACGGGTTCATCTTTAAAGGTGCTAACCGTATCTGTACCATTTAATCCTGCATCTAAATTCTCTAAAAAAGCAAAGCCTTTGGAAAGAGCTTCAGCCTTTGACGTGTTTTTCTTAGGATTCCTTGCCATTCTCTACAACAGGCTCATCGCCGCCTACATTCGGTTCAGCAGGGGCTAAAAGACCCAGCCGTTTATTCAAAAGTAGATCGGCAGCTTCTTCTGTAAGTCCCGCATCGTGTGTAAGTATTTCTTTTGCCAGCAAATACGCAGCAAGCCTGTTCTCTTCGGTATCTTTTTCGTCAAAAGGCTGCCCAAGAGTCTCATCTACGTGAGCCTTAAACTCTTTGT